GGAACATTTAAATTAACAGTTTAACGCTCTGCCAATTGAGCTATTGGGGAATAATATTTAATTATATCGTGGTAGAGATAGGAATCGAACCTACACAGCTAAAGCGATTGATTTACAGTCAATGGGGCTCACCACCTGCCCAACTCTACCCTTGTTATACAGAAGAAGCAGAATGTTCGTTAATAAAATTTCTTTCATCAATAATTTCAAAAGCAAACTTAGTCAATGCTTCTTGATTTTTTGTAAAGTGATGACCGCAAAAATATAGTTCTCCAGTTACGCCTTTAACTAATACAAAGGCTTGTGCTGCACATCTATCACAACGATCTGCAATTTGCAGTTGTCGTTCTTTTGATTCTGTCATATCAGTCTCTTTTCTATTAGACTATAGAATACACTAAAAATTAATTAATGTCAATATAAATTACATATATTTCGTAAATCTTGAATCGTAATAATTTAGTGACTTACGCATTGACTTTTTCCAGTCATCTGGTAACATCTCTGTAAGACCTAGAGCACGAGCTCTGCGAATAATATGTCTCTTTGCTGATTCATAATTTGCAGCACGACCTACCGATTGAATTGCATTTGATAGGTCTGCTCTATCTGCAATTGGGAAAGATCCATCTGCCATTGCCTGACCTCTTGCTGCCATTGCTCTGCGTTGCTTAGGGGAATAATCTCTTTTTTCCACTGCGTCTGCCTCCGTTGGTACAATTGTATCAGACTTATTTTCTCTTCTGCTCTTAATACTTTCCCACTTAGATCTTGACCACGAATAACCTGCATCTCCACCCCAAAGATCCCAGGCAACTCTTCCTGGACTTGGATATCCTTCTTCACCTGCACTAAATCCAGTAGCTTGTTTATCTACTTCGTGTCTTGAAAAGAATGAGTACATACGAGCAACTGTACTTTCAGAAAGAGTTGTGCCATTTACAATTTGATTTGCTCTGGCTAAACCAACTCTAGTTCCACCACGCTTGCCTTCCTTTTTCCAAGCAAGGGCTCTGGCAGCAGCAGACTTCATTCCATCTGTAGGCTTTAGGTTTATATCTGCTTTATACATATCATCATTGTTCATATCATCATCCATCTGACCAGAAACATCTACATAACCATCTGGAATAACTGCAAATCTACACTTGCCTTCAGGCTCTACTTCAAATGCAAGAATCTCACATTGTACTCCACCCATATATAAAGCACAGTTAGAGCACTTAACACCAATTGCCTTTTCTTCATTCTGGTCTGCAGGTTCATAACCTGCCCAAATTCCAGAACCATCTTCATCAAACTTTCCATATTTCTGAGCAATTTCTACCAATGCATCATGCAAGGCTTTTTCATCAGGTGTTAACAAGGCTTCTAATTCATTCATAATACTATTATATACTATCTTCTTCAATCATAGCATTGACTTCAGCCATTAAAAGCCATTCTTCTTTAGTCAAATCATTTTCATAATCTGTAAATTTTCTTGTTTTTTCATTTTCTTTTATAGTCCATGTACCGTTAGGATTCATCACAACTTCAAGCAATCCCTTTTGCCATACATCAAAAACTAAGGCATTTGTTAAAGCTAAATGCTCCTCAAAAACTTCAGGAAAATGTTCTCCCATTTTTCTAGTCATTTTGTAAACAAATTCCCCATCTGGATCTACTCCAGAGATTTCAACATAGCCATTTTCAATCATGAAGGAAAACATTTCTGCCTCATCGTATTCTTCTTCATCAAAATCGTCAAACATTATACCTCCATAATACTAGTATACAACTAAATAAAACCAATTCCACTTAAGAAATCTGATATGTCATTTGGCATGTCTCTCATGCTTTTCTTTGGTTCTTCATAAAAAGGGTCTACCGTTTCTTTGTAGTTTGTGTCTCTTGAGTCTCTAAAAGTATGAACTTCAATTTCTCTAGTTCCACGAGAAGTGTTTAAAATTGAATTATATATCGCACCACAAACAGCATCTGCTAAATCTTTAGATCCTTTTCTTGGGTGATCAACTTTATCACGAACAATGCGTAATTGCAATAGCTCATCTACAAGTAAATCAATTCTTGGTCCATAGATTCTTTCTTCTGCCACTAGCATTTGCATATCTTCATAATGCTTTTTTGCTACAGACAATGTTTCTGAATTCATTCCAAGAGATTTAAGTTCATTCATAATATCAAAAGAATTCCATCTATCAAATGTTACTTTCTTAATTCTAAAACCTCTTGAGCGTAACTCAAGAATATAATTCTTTACATCTTTAAACTCTACTGTCTTGTCTGCTGTTGGAGTCCACCATCTAACTGCATCAACAACTACAAATGGATTAATTACCTCATGGTCATTAAAGGTGCTAAGAGTTACCCATTTATCAACGTGTGCAAGTGCTACCGCACAGTGGTCATGTTTTTGTGCAAGGTCAACGTGAACATAGTATTCTTTATCTTCTTGTGGCTTAAATGATTCAAAGAATCTCCCAGTAGAGTCTACACCGTTTGTTCCGCTAAAACAAGTTTCAATCTTTTCTCTTGATCGGAAAAAAGCATCAACAGCATCAGGTGGCATACAGGCAAAACGAGATAAGGCATCAACTGAATTTTTATAAAATGCAATCTTAAAATCATCTATACTTCTTGTAGGATTAATTTCCCAAGTTGGTCTGCGTAATGCAAATACTTTTGGAAACTTGTAAGCATTGATCCTATCCTCTTCCCATTCAACAGTAAATTCATTAGAAGAAATTCCATCTTCTAGCGTATCGTCAAGCTTAAAAGTATGCTCTTTTATTTCAACAGTTTTATCTGCAATAACAGATTCGTATCTTGTTTGAATGTAATCATTTTTATATCTAGGAAAAGAAAGTAAAACTACCTTTCCAAAATCTGGGAAACGAGAGTCAACTGATGCACGATACATTTCATAAATAGCAGAAGCAGTTTTTGCTTGATCAGAACCAGAAGTTGATTCTGTTGCAAAGCCTGAGATCTCATCAAGAATTACACACAGTACGTTATATCCTTCAAAAGATTCTCTTTCAGAGTGACCTGAGTGACAGGTAATACCTTTATCAAAAGTAACGGAACCAGCAGTTGGTGTGTACTTTCCTTGAAACCAGGGAGACTTATCTAATCTTGTTTTAAAACCTTTAAAGAAAACATTCTTAGCCTGTTCAGAGTTAATAGCAATGTTAAGAATATCAATAGAGTCACCTGGAGGTTTGCCAAAGTATCTTGCAGGATCTTTTAAGCATAACAATAGATAAACCATATAAGATACCGCAATTGTTGACATGTAATCTTTACCAGATCCCTTACCTAATTGTAAGATAACTTCATTACATGTTTGATTCCATATGTTTGTTGCTACTTTCTCTCCATACAAGTTAATTAAAGTTTGTTTTTTATAGATTTGGCTCATTGCTTTAATAGCATCATATTGATATTTTGAAAGTGGTGGTAGACCTAAGAAGTCTTCAGATGTAACAAACTCTTCTAACTCAACTGGCTTTTCTTCAAACTCGTCACCACCAAGAAGATCAATAATATCTTCAAACATTAAATTTCCTCTGCTTGACCTGTTACTTTGCTAAGTTTTCCAAACACAATTGGTTTGCATCTTTCACAGCCTGAAACAACATCACGGATAATTTCAACAAGAACGTGTTGCTTTTCTTCTGTTTCTACAATCTTTTCAGCCATCTCATTGTTGTCAAGCATACCTGCTTTTTGTAGCATATCCATTTGTTTTTGCTGAATGTCAGCAATTAATTTAAGTGCTGCTGTTTTTTGTGGAAGCTGTGCAGTTAAATCTGCTTGCTCAACTACATCCCAAGCTTCTTTAATTAACATTGAGTAATGCTGATCTGCTCCTGCTAGGGCTTCACGAGCACGAACCTGAACCTGCCTGTCGCTGCGAATTACCATACGCCATTCATCAAGATACTCAAGAACCTCAGCTCTTTTAAATCCAGTTGCTTTAGCAATAGTTGTAGCGTTTGTATTTCCTCTTAGAAACTCTTCTGCAACCTTGTTGATGTTTTCCCAGCGATCAGCTAGTTCAATCTCAGACATTTTTTTTAATCCTTTTCTTCTTAGGCTTAATTATACCCTTAAAGTCGTACAAATAAAAGGATCTGTATCCAGTATTACCAATAACGTCAATCCATTCCATACCTGATTCAATATTTTTGACATACTTTTCAAACTTAAACTCTCCACGAACATTCTTTATTTTAACTAATGTCCCAGGGACGATTAAATCTTTCCCGTGTAGATATTCATGCTTTACTTCCCAAAGTGGGTTATATTTGATCTGTGTGGGTTTTTTAGCCATTTAGCGGTATCCACCAGATGTTGGAGCCCATACAGCAACATTACCAATAGTCCAACTTCTAGTTAAAACATTTCCACATTCTTCACATTGCTGATGGTCTCTATCGTCTACTTTTACATTAGTTTTATTAATAGTTTTATCACAGTTTAAACAAGTGTATTCATAGCTTGGAATTTTACTCACCCTCCAGTCTGTTTATTTCATCATTGATATAAAAGATAGCTTTTTGTAAATCTTCAATCTGTGTTTTATCATCTTTAATACCTGCTCTCCACAAATACTTAAAAGCATTACCAATATTAAAGTTTCGGTGACGTGTAATCTGTATACATTCTATTCCAGATGGGTCAGAGGTATAGTGGATTGGGTGATTGACCTGATCTACTTCAATATGAAATTTTTCATCTCTATATTCGTGCACTTACTTGCTCCATTTTCTTTGGTCTCTTATTAAGTCAAACTTTACTAAATATCTATAAATAGTTTGATGACTAGTATCGCATTCTTTTGAAATTTCTTCAATAGTTTTTTTATCAATAATGTATCTTTTTGTTAACCATGATTTTGACTGGTATAGTTTAGGCATTTTTTTTCCTTAATACAGCCATAACTAAGTCTGGAAGGTTTGGAACTACATCCCTATATAAAGGTTGCTCTTCTGCAGATTCTGTTACATATGTTACGTCCCATTCATCATAAATTTTATCTAAAAATTCTTGTGGACTCCATCTACCAATTTCAATTATAACAATATCTGTATGCTTTAATATTTCTTTCATGCCTTCCCAGGCTTGGGGCTCTGCACCCTCAATATCAATCTTAATTAAATCAATTTTTTGTGGGTCAATAATGTTGTCAATTTTGTCTGCTTTAACGGTAATCTTATTGTCCCATTCTGCAGCATCAATATTTGATGGTAAATCACTTCCATATACTAATGTGGATGCCCCAATGTATTTAGATGGGATGTCTAACTCCAACTCTGTTTTTTCATTCCATACAGCAACATTATACAAAACAGCCTGACCATAATCTTCTGGTGCCTCAGCAATTGATTTTGCAACAAGATCACACAGTTCTGGATTTGCTTCAAAGGAATAAACACCCCCGTCTTTTCCAACAAGGCTTTGCATTAATAGCGTGTAGTATCCATAATTTGATCCAATATCAATACAAACGTTTCCTTGTTTTATATTTTTTGTCATCCATGAAGTAATCCAAGATTCCCAGTATCCAGTTTGAGATAGCCATTGACCAACTGACTGCTCATTTTTATCTGTATACAAATAAAATGAATTTAATACCATTGCACGATTGCTATTATTTGCACCATGCCTTCCAAGAAGTTCTATGTCAAATTTAGACATATTGTAATTAATCATATTCTCTCCGTAAGTTTCTTATATGCATAGTAGGATATTCCACATGCATCACCAACGTCATTGTCTGATATTGATGTATTAAATTTATTATTAAAGAAATCCATGGTTCTTTGCTTTCTAATCTCTCTAATCTTGTTTTTATACCAAGCAGTAGACTTTCCAGGAAAATCTTTTTCTACCTGCAACTTCTCTGCTTTAGTAAAGTTTTTATTACCAATAAAAGACTGCCAAGAAACTGGTGCTACTGTAACTACCTGTGTTTTTGGCTTAAGAATAACAGACAAAATAGCTCCTACAACCATAGCAATCTTTAGACCTGCATCTGCAGATCTGACCATTATAGCAGATTCAACAGCAACATACTCAGGATTGCAAATTTTATGTATCGCTTTTGCTTTATTGTTAGCATCCTTAATTTTATCATAAATGTCTACTCCAACTATAGGAATCTTACCCATCTTAGTGGGTACTCCATTTTCAAATAAACAAAATGCAATGGAAGTGGTTGAAGCATCTATTCCTAGAACTCTATCTGCTTTTTGCTTTAGAAGTTTTGATAATTGCATTCTTTATTTCCTCCTTAGCAATTTCAGCTCTTTGCCTTTTCTTTTTATTTTGACAAAGAATACACATAGAATCTGGATTATGCATACTAAGGGTAGACCCACAAGAGCAAAGCCTTTGCTTACCTGCAAGTCTTTCTTTTTTTGCATAATACTTTTCCATTATTCTTTTGTTTGTAGAAACTCTGCAGCATGTTTGAGAACAATACTTTTGATTATGAGTCTTAAACTCAAAATCATTTCCACATTCAATACAGGCTTTGATCATTGACTGCGTACCTTTAGAGAATCAATCTTGGTTCTACCATCTGGCTTTGACCAGCAAGAATCTTTAATTGGACAATATGTGCAAGGGAATGCATTTTCCTTAAAGGGTCTTTTAATGTTTTTACCATCTACCCAAGCTTGATAAACTTCTTTCATCCAATCAAAAATGTAGTCAGCATAAACTTTATTTTCTTCAGACATGACAATTGGAATTACTGCAATCTCATGTGAATTTTTATTCTCATACAAGAAGAATCCTTCTTCTAATTCTAGAACCTTCATATAAATTAAAAGCTGTACAATATGACTATCTGCCCCAGTTGATGTATCTTTACGAATATCAAAACCTTCTGCCTTAACTGTTTTAATTTCTCCTACAACTTCTTCACCATCTATTTCCATAATGATATCTGCAAACCCACGGATAGGTGGATTGACTGACTTAATTTCACGTTCTAGTTCTTTAACTAGTCCAGCCTTTTGCATTGCACCCTGAATGCGTTCATGAGCCTGTGTACCTGCATTCATTGCAGCCATACCTTGAGCATTAAAACTATCTTTAAATTCAGTTCCAGTAAACGCTAGGTTCCAATATCTAGCACAAGTACCATAACCATAGCCAACTGTAGATGGTGAAAATGTTTTCTTTGTCTTGAACTCTGTTCCATTCTTACCTTGCAGATAAGATTTACCAATTGCAAGACGGAGCTTTTTAGCATCAACCTTTGTGTTTCTTGGTTTTGTTGTTAGTGTTTTTATTAAGTTGTTTACCATATTAGGCTCCTAAGTTATATCTTGCTACATATTTCAATGCATCTACCATTTTATCAAGACTATCTTTCATTGTATAGTAGACGTTTTTCTTTGTGTTATTAATGCTTCCAGATGGACCTTTTGCTACTGTTGTATAGTATGTTGCAAGTACAGCAAACTTAACACTCATTGCTTGTAACTTTCCAATTAGGGCTACCGCTTGAACAGATGGAATGTCTGGCTTCATCATAATCTTAACAATGATTGCCATTGCCTCATCAAGTTCTGGATCATTCATAAACTCGTGAATGTCATTAAACTCTGTTACTTGGTTAATATAATCAAGTGTTGATTCCATTTGCTCTCTCCATTAAATCTTCTAGAGCAGCCCATTCAATGACTGCTAATCTTATCTTTCTTTTCTCACCAATTGATAAAAGTAATGCTGGTGACTTATTCATATCTGTTCTCAAGGTATCTGTAACAATCTTAGACCAAACATTTTCATTTAGCGTAAAGCTTTTACCTGCCTCTTTTACATCTACAATAAACTCTTCCCATGAACCGTCACCTTTTTGATACTGACCACGACCAGAGTTCTTGTGTGCTTTAGCACCTATTCTTTTTAACTCTCCTGCTTCACTCATAGCTTTGCCTCATTATAGTGACCTGCCTCACAGGTATATTTTAGAATCATATCATCTTCATCTAAGATTGCAAAACCTATTGACTCCATGCAATTTTGACAAACAAAAGTTCCTGTTACTTTAAGACCTTCTGTATCTTGACTATTTTTTAATTTAATAAAATCATTTGGATTTATGCTCATAGTTTTGAATACACCTGCGACTCTAGAGTATCAAACACTTCTTGGTTTTGTCTTACATACTCAACAACCTTTGCACGACCTTGTAGTCTTTGATCTAGTACGGTATACCAAGCACCACCACGTTCAATAATTCCCATAAGTTCTGCTGTGTCAACAAGGTCTGCAACCTTATCTACACCAACATGATCTCCCTGGAAATAAAAGTCATATGATCCACTAATAAATTGTGGTCCTGTCTTATTGTAATCAATTGTCCAGTTTACTGGACGACCAACACGTTGTTCAATTAGTCTATCTCCAACAGATACTTTGTCTTTGATAGAACTTGCCTCAGATTCTGATGACCATAACTTTACAATTGTTGACGAGAAGAACTTTACAGCCATACCACCAGTTGGAATATGAGTTGCGTGCATTCCACCAAAACTATTACGTTGCTGTGAAATTAGAACAAGTAAAGTATTTTCATTTACATAGTTAAGCATCTTGACTGCATGAGTCATGTCTTTTGCTTCTGCACCAATTTGTTTTGTATCTTGTAGATCCTTTAATTCGTTTCCATCTTTTTCAAAATAGATAGCAGGAAGTAATGCAGAAATTGAATCAACAACAAGAATATCTACTCCTGCTTTCATTAAATCTACTGAAACATCCACCATGTCATTAATTGTTTTAGCAGAAGAATAAATTAATTTACTAGAGTCTACTCCTAGTTTTTCTGCCCACTCTGGAGAATATGATGCTTCAGAGTCAATCCATGCACATGTCTTTCCAGCTTTTTGTGCTTCACCAATCATCTGTAAACAAAAAGATGATTTACCTGCAGATTTATTTCCCCATACTAGGATCTGCCTTCCATATCCAAAACCACCCTTTAGTCCAACGTTAAGACTGAGACTTGGTGTTGATTGTTTTTCTATTTCTACTTCTGTTGCTGTCTGAACCCTTTTTCTTGTTTTGGGGTCTAGCTTTGACAGAATTTCTTCCATTGCTAATTCGGTCATTTAAATGATTCTCCAATACTTCCGCTAATTCTTTTACTTCTTGATCACGCATAGATTCTAATTTTTTAATAATAGAATACATTTGCTCTTCATCGTATCCTCTAATTACAAGTAACAGTTCTTCGTTTACTCCTTCTAAAAGATATCCTCTTATTTTCATCTGTCTATTATATCATCCCAGTACGCCATGCATTTTTGGGCGTTCTGTGTTGATGTTAATCTTTCTAAGTAAGGTATCATCTAGCGAGTCCCTTACATCTCCGTTTACTCTTAGTCCCTCATAAAGGTCAAGTACACGGATTAAGATATCAGCAAGTTCTTCAACTACCTCGCTTTCACCCTTTTGCTTACGAAGAGCTTCAAGCACTTCTGTAACTTCAGAATGAATCATTGCTAATTGCTTTCCAAAAAAGATAAATGTATCTCCTACTGGTTCAGCATTTGAGTACATGTAGTCCCAAAAACCTTTTTCTGTTGCATTCTTATGAATTTCTTTTGCTAGATTATCTAGATTCATCTTTCAAACTCCTTTACTGTTACGCTTCCTGATGATGTTGTTTGTAATACTGGCTTACAATGTGTTCCTGGTTTCATATTAATTAATGCAGTTGCATACATATTGGGGAAAATTACAAGAGAGTATAACTCTTTATCCTTATCTGCTAACACTGCATTAGCCATTTTTTGACCGCTCTTTGTCTTTCTTGGAATAAAACTAATTGTGTATAGTTCGTTATCTGCAAGAGTCATTGTCTTAGCCTGTATATATTTAATAAATGGATCGCTTAGATCCTTCATGTTTTCTGCAGTTGCATATGCTCCAATTCGATTATCTGCAACTAAGAATATATAAATCTTTCCTGGTTCAATTATTGTATCTGATCTATCAAAGATGCCAACCGAACCTGTCTTATCTACAATTTCAATTCTACTCCAGCCATCACCACGCTTGATAGATTTTACCATAGCAACTACAAGGAAGGAACCCTCTTCTGAGTATTCTTCAAGTGGTCTTGCATAAGCCTCAATCCATCTTGGGATATCACTAGTAAATTCAGGAATGTTAAGGTACTCATAATAGTTATCCTTTTCATCACCAATTCTTGGATTGTCTGTAAACGCTGCAGCACCAACTTTATTTAATGATTCTACTGCTCTGTTATTTACTCCAGAACCTTTAACCGTTACAAATTCCTTGAACTGTTGGTAGCTACTAAATGGTCTTTGAGCAATAATCTTACTGCCAATGTTTTCTGAAATAAACTTAATATTGCCAAGTCCAAATCGTATAGCATCTCCATCTAGAGCAAAATCAATATCAGACTCATTGATGTGTGGTAGTCTAATAGATATCCCCATACGCTTTGCTTCAATTAGATAGTCTGTACGAGTATCCTTATCCTTTTCATTCTTAAGAAGTGAATACATAAATTCATGTGGGTAGTATTTCTTTAACCAAGCCGTCCAGTAAGATAGCATTGAGTAAGCCACAGCATGTGATTTGTTAAATGAGTATCCTGCGTGTGCTTCAAAGTCGTGCCATAGTTTTTCTGCTTGCTTCTTTTCAATATGCTTTGAGGCACCAGTAACGAATTGTTCCTTGTATTGATCAAACTCACGAGCATCTTTTTTCTTTCCAATAATCTTTCTTACCTTATCAGCTTCTGCCATAGACATACCGCCAAGATGCACACAGGCAAGCATAACTTGTTCCTGATATAGGATACAGCCATAGGTGTCCTTTGTAAAGTCTTTTACAATTTCGTGTACATAATTAACTGGAGCCTTACCCTTTTTACGCTTAATGTATTCTGCACCGATGGTATTCATAGCACCTGGTCTAACTAGTGCGTTAGATGCAGCAAGTTCATCAAAGTTGTATACACCCATCTTGATCAAAAGGTTTGTATAAGGTACTGCTTCTGCTTGAAATACACCCTGAGTAAAACCTGCTGTTAGGTCTGCATATACTTCTTTATCATCAAGAGGAATTTCACGCAAATTAACTTTCTTCTTTTTACGCTCTACAATGATGTCTAATGTGTCGTGAATTACTGTTAAAGTTTTTAGACCAAGGGCATCAATTTTAATCAAACCAATGTCTGCAGCCTGTTCCATATCAACAGCAACTACCTGTACTCTTTCATCGGACTGAGTATCTTTACGAGTTTCCATTGGAGCATAACGCCAGATTTCATCCTTAGAGGCTACGATACCAGCAGCGTGCATTCCCGTTCCACGAATACGACCACGAAGTCTTTCAGCATACTTTACGACCTCTGGATATTTTTCACGAAACTCTTTACAGGTTGATGCTGACATAAACTCATCCCAAGTTTCAACACCCTTGAGTGCCTTATTAACCTCAGGTAAAGGAACGTGAAAAGCTCTAGCAACGTCTCTTACAACACCCTTGTCTTTGAATGTTAAGAATGTTGCAATAGATGCAACGTGAGTGTATTGGTCAGAAAGATATTCTTTAACTTGACCACGCTTACGATCTTCATAGTCTGTATCAATATCTGGAAAGTCATTACGTTCTGGATTAATAAAGCGGAAGAATAGTAAGCCATACTTAATTGGATCTACTTCTGTAATTCCTAAAGCATAGCAAACAAGAGAACCTGCAGCAGAGCCACGACCAGGACCAACCAGAATGTTATTGTCTTTTGACCAGTTAATCATATTACCTACAACAATAAAGTAAGATGAAAAGTTCTTTGACTTAATAATGTCTAGTTCTTCATTTAGTCTTGTAAGGTACTCTTCATTGTCTGCAAACCCACGCTTTGCAAGACCTGTAAGTGCTAACTGTTCAAGCTCATGGTCTGGATCTCTATATTCAGCAGGAAGTAAATCAAGGTTTTCTTTAAAGTCATAAGAGCCAATCTTTTCAGAAATCTCAACTGAGTTTTCATATAAGTCATCACGATCAATACCTTGATCAATCATTAAGTCTTTAACATCTTTATGACCCATAAGAAAAATATCTAAGTCTTTGAATGACATAAAGCGATCCCCATAGAGATAATCTAGTCTTTCAATAAGGTCCTTAATCTTACGGCTATCTTCAAACTTTGCTTCTTTACGAATGTTTGGATGTGTTCCAAGGATAAGCATAATTTCTTCTGCTATCCGATCTTCTGGAGAAGCGTAGTGACAGTCAAGTGTTACTGTACTATTGATACCCATCTTATCTGCTAGTTCTAACATTTGATGATTTAGTTCTGCAGGATTATGAGGTTGCAACTCCATGTAGAAGTTGTCTCCAAATACCTCTTTAAACCACGCTGTGTGCTTCTTAGCCATCTCCATGTTACCATTTTGGATTGCTTTAGCAATAATTCCGTTCATGCAACCAGATACAATTACTAAGTCTGATGAATACTTTTCTAGAACATCAAAGTCAATTCTAGGCTTAGAGAAGAATCCTTCGTTCCAACCAATTTCAGATAGCTTAGATAAGTTCTGTAAACCATTTTCATTTTGTGCAAGAACAATTAAGTGATTATAAATCTGATCATCTGCTCCACGATCTTTCTTTGCCCTCTTGTCTAAACGGTCAGGTGTAAAGTATGCTTCAAGACCAAGAATTGGTTTTACCTTTGTGTCTTTAGCAGCAATAAGAAAGTCTCTATGACCACTTAGTGTTCCGTGGTCTGTAAGCGATAAGGCTGTCATCCCCACCTCTTCTGCACGTTTTAGAAGTTCTTCTGGTGAGGAGAAACCATCTAGCAAACTATAGTATGAGTGCGAGTGGTGATTGTGATACATTTTTCTCCAATAATAATAAGTGAGGGTGACAAGCAATTATAGCCTATCACCCTCACGATTGTCAACTAACTTTTACCAGTCAACCGATGCACTTGCATTTACGTCTGCATCAAGACCCATGAAGAATGCTTCTT